AAACGTTGAGCATCTTGAAATAATGGTTGCCAAAGACTATTGGACAACAGAAGACCTTGCACCATTTAATAAGGCAATTGCAGATGCCTTAGACGTTTAAGGATGGACTCAAACACGCTAAAACGACTATGCAACGTCCTGACCCGATGATTCCCAGCAAGCCTGGAGCGGAAGACCAAGAGGCAATGCGGAACAGATCCGCGTGGATCGAAGCCCTCTACAAGTACGAAGGCCGTGATGACAAGGATCATCCAATGCACGGTCTTTATACAGGGTTGGCAAAAAAGCATTACAACACAATGAGCATTAATGGCTAAGCCAAAAGGTTCTGCTGAGGTTGATTTCATCAAGGCAAAACCTAAGAAAACCCGTCAGGGCAATGGGAAGCATTCCAAACCGTCCCATGGAAGGAAGCCACTTAGGGGTCAAGGCAAGTAAACTTTGAGTGGTTTTGCTTAGTTTGATGATCAAGTCTTTATCTTGCGCTGCTGGTGCTCTTGCCTTTGGAGCGTCTGCGGCTGTTGCTGGCCCTTATGCAAACGTTGAGGCGAATGCTGGCTGGGTCGGTTCTGATTACTCAGGCAACGTAACTGACCTGCATTTGGGTTTTGAGCACAGCGAAGGCCCTTACAGCGTTTATGTGCAGGGAGGCCCGGCGCTGGTCTCTGTTGATGGCATGGATTCTGAGCTGGAATTTTCCGGCAAGCTGGGCGGTTCTGTTCAAGCATCCGACAAGGTTTCTGTTTATGCAGAGATTGCCGGTATTACTGGCGACTTGAACAACAGCTACGGCGGCAAGCTTGGTGCTAAGTGGGCTTTCTGATCTATAGTCAGAAAGACTGAGTGTCGGGCTTGGTCAGACGATGGAGAGTTCCCCTAGTAGTCTCACACTGCTAGGGGTTTTTCATGCAAAAGGTTTTTAACGCACTTGCCGTCCTGTCATTTGCAATGTCTGGAGCGTTGGTCGGCACAAGCTTTTACGCTGTCAGCAAGCTGCCAGAACTGAAACAACAAGCAATAAATGAAGCTAAAGCTCTTGTCGGTGAATTAGTGTCTGGAGCGGTGACAGATGCAATGCCTGGGCAAGTCAAAGAGATGATCCCGGTGTTGCCAACTGAAACCGGTCCTGCTTTGCCCTTTTAATGTCAGATCTGATCAACTCTCCAGACCATTACAACCAAGGCCGTGTTGAAGTCATTGAGGTGATTGAGGATGCCGTTCAGGACGCTGACGACGTTGTAAGCGGTTATTTACTTGGCCAGACACTCAAGTATCTGCTGAGGATGTGGCATAAGGGCAATGCGCTCCAGGATGCAGGCAAGGCCAGTTGGTATTTGGATCGTTTGATCGCTAGGTTGCAGGGGAATGCCTGAGATTCGCACTATTGGGATCAACGACATTCGGAGCTGGGACGGACCTGCTCCTTTGTCGGTGCCAACCGCTCCACCGGTAACGGTAAATATTGGCGTCCCAATTGTGGACCTGCCAGGTTTTAATCCAATGGACTACAGGCCGGAGGAGCTAGTTTTTGATCCAGTTGCCCCGACTCCAAAACCCTCGACGCCAGAGGTAAAACCTCCAACGCCAGCCACGCCGAATCTTCCCAAACCGAAAGCGGCAATTGACGAGGATCCTAGGTGCCCTCCTTTGAGAGCCAAAGAGGTCGGAACGCTTGTTCAAGGTGGTAACAAAAGAATTTCGGGCTATGAGATTCAACAGGACGGTAAATGCGTCGTCCTATATGAATCGATTCCATTGCCTGAACAAGTTATAGCAGCTGTTCCATCGTTGCCTCAGGTAACAACGGTAGGAGTTACCGCAATTGTTGGTGTTTCCGCTGGTCTTGCTACGCCGCTTTTGCTGAAAGCGGTAAAACCTACGGTAAAGAAGACGGCGAAGAAGTTTCAGGCGTTGTTGGGGCGTATGGATTCACCTGTATCGGTTTCGGAGAGGAGGGCTGCTCAGAGGTTGTTACGGAAATAGCGTGTTTATGTTGCAGAATCTGACCGGGTTTTGGCCTGATGATTACGTCAGCGCACACTCTGTAATAGGGAGATTTTGGATGGAAGTTAATTCCTTTAAGCTTTAGTTCGCCGCAGTTTTTAAGCCTTGCGATTTCGTATTCAAGTCTTCGCGTAGCGACTGTTTGTTGATGCAGTTTGATGTTGGCATCAGCCATTGCTTTGCATCGTGCTTGTAGACCACCATCCAAGGGGATGGTTACTTGCATCGAAAGTCCGCCACTCCAGTTATGCGAATCTTTCTGCCCCGTTCGCGTTGGCATTGCATATAGGACGGATCCAGGATTATCGAGTATCCCGTTGTCATCCAGATCAGAAAGATCGTATACAGGATCGCTGTAATAACCCTCAAACGGAAGCTGCCAAGATTTGGATCTATTGACATAAGGAGTGACCGTCAATGTTGGACCTTGGCATTGAATGCCATTGCCATAAGAGTTGGTCAGGTGCTGGGACGGTGCAATCATCACCGCTTGATTCGTAACGCTTCCTGAGCTGGTTGCTGTTGGAGCGGCAGTAGCTGAGACGCCACCAATCGTTTCCGCGTTTGCTGGAGCGGCTAGGACTATTGCGAGAAGGTAGAGATAGTGTCGGTGATTTGATTTATTTCGGTAACGCGCTGAATTGTTGTCACGTTCGACAGACCTGGACCTGAATAGGTTTCGACAAATTGAAACGACTGACCAGGGTCGGCAATTGACCAACTGGGCTTGTTGTTTACGTCGAGAGCTGACCATCCGTTAACCGTTGTTGTTCCTGGTGTAAGGCTTGCGCCATTTACAGGCTCAATATTGGTGCCACTGACAGAGTATTGCCAACCTGTCTCGTAAGACTCGCTGACAATTGTTTCAGTGACGTTACTGGTTGTTTCTGTGTGTGTCGTCATTGAGCCAGTTGAGAAATTGGGCACAACTGGCACAGCAACTGCTGGTTTAGCAAAAAGCAGGATATCTCCAACTAAGCTAAAAAGCAGCAAGAGCAGAACTCTCATCAATCAATGCTCAGTTCAGTAACAATTTGACCGATAGCAGATGTTCCAGCGCCACCAGCAGTCAAGGTCAAAACATGGTCAGAGGCAATCGTCCCAGCCAAGGAACCAGCGTCACCACCAGAGGTCGTCGTCGTTTGGCCAAGTATGGGAAGTGATAGGACTGCTCCAGCTGATACGGACGTTGCGGAGGGGGTGGCATCACCTTCTAGAAATGATTCCGTGAAGGAGAAAGCATCACCAGCTGTTGTGATGCTGTAGTCAGCAGCGGTGTAACCAACGCCAGAACCGGGAGTCAAAGTGCTAAGGCCACCAGCGGTGTCAAGGTTGATGTTGGAGCCCGAGATGGCGTAGCTACTGCCAATCCGTTCTGAGATTGATCCAGCCCCATCAACTTGAAGCTGCACAGAGCTTTGGATTTTATGCGTCATATCAGCATGGGCTGCTGAAGCGAATGAAAGCGCAACCGCTAAGAGGGCAAACCGTTTCATTTTTGTGGAGTGCTGGTAGATGTTTCAACTTTAGGTGGTTGCTTCTTTTGTTGATTAGCGGATTTACGTTCAATGCCAAAAGAAGCCATTGCACCAGTCAAAAGGCTTGCCACGAACGTATTGTCCATTTTCATCTGAGGGAAGAACCCCAAATATGAAACCGTTAGCAGTGTTGCGCTCCAGAGAAGGACAGCGCATTTAACAAGGTCTGCGATTGAAACGCCTTCCTTGTCTTCCTGATTATCTTGTGGATCTGCCATGATTAGTCGAAGCGTTTGGTCGAGCGGTGGTCGAAGTTTTAGCTGCTGTCGCTGGGGCGTCCATCGGTGTTGGCGGTCTGGCGATTGCGGGCGCTAGCCGTCAAAGCCAAACAGGTCGTGATTCGTTGGTAAGACTGACTTCAGCTGTTGATAATTTAGCCACTAGGATGGACGTTCTCCACACTGACCTCAGGCTGAGGGATCAGGAGATTTTTGCGAGGATTAGCGAGCTGGAGCGGTCAGTTGCAAGGCTTGAGGGTCATAGCGACCGGAACTAGACTTTGACCAATAGCCAGAATCACCGTGCTGTTTCTAGTCCGTCCAATCTTGTTTTCGTTCTTGAAGAGCAAAGCTGTCAAGATTTTGGTTCTTGACTTGCTTGAGGCTTACGCCAAGAGCACAGACAACACGATTGACGATCAAGTCTGTGAGTATGTGAGCAAGAATCTGTTCCCTCAAGGCAGGGTCGAGAAATGAAAACGGAGCCCGC